ACCTATAATCAATGTTCTAGTTGCTGTTAAAAATCTAATTGCATTAACTTGGTTTGACGCAATCGTATAAACTATAGCATCATCATCAGCTATTGTGCTATGATAATTATCATCAAAGTTTTCATAGTCTGCTGATCTTGAAAAAAATATAGCTTGTGGTTGAGCCTTAGTTGCAGCAAATACTAATCGTTGTTCAAAGAAAGTAACACAAGATGGATAACCTGTAGTATCACTAAATGATCCTAATGCAAAATCTGTAACAGCAGATGAACTAATACCAAGATCTACAATAACAATTCCAACTACAACAGTAGTAGAAGTAACACTTGTTATTTTTAAATGACCATCTTTAACATGAAGTAGTCTACCAACGTCTGTAGATAAAAAACCTTGATTAGCATTAATACCTGTTGTTGAAGAAAAAGTTACAGTTGTTGTTTGACCAACAGATTTATGAGATGGATTAGCTGTAGTTGTTTCTACATTGTGATCCATGAATGGTCCATTAATTATAATGTCATCAATTAATGTCCAGTTAGTGTGACCAGATCTAGTTAATTTTTTAGGAGCATGATTAGGATGACAGATGTACATAGTGTCTGCAGATTGAGCAAACTTAATATCAAATAGTTCTGCTTCTAAATAAGGTGAAGCTATTTCATAAGCTGAACCACCAGATAATATCTGACCATTGTCTTTATAAAATCTAATATACTGATCTCCAAATTCTAGTATGTAAGTTTGTATTGTTGAAAATTCAAAAGCAATTAATCTAGTTTTTTTTGTACTATCTTTTACTTCTGCAACAAACTGTGTACCAGATCTTCTTGCAGCACTACCATGTGGGTAGATAATCATATTCTCTAAAGTTTTACATCCAGAGTTATATTTGTTTAAATCATTTCTACCATCTAGTCTTGGTGATAATTCTCCACCAGTAAAATTGGTTAATTGAACAGCAACTCTCCCCATAGGTTAATACCTTGAGTTTATAAACGAAGAAGATCCAATAATATCTGATTGACCATTGTCTGGATTTGTACTTTGACCCTCAGTTGCATCTACGAATCTTGCTTCTCTTAATTTATCTTGAAATAAATTATACATATTTTGTGCAGTAGGATTAGATGAAGTTACAGCATAAGCAATGTCTGCTGCTAAAGATGCTGATAAAGTTTCTCTTAATAATTCATCATACTGATTAGGATCAGTTATTCTTGCAATGTATTGAATTTTAACTGTAGCATGATTTGCTAAAATTTTTCTACCTTCAACCTTATAATCATAATCATAATTTAAAATTGTAATCACTCTTAAACAATCTGCAGGTAAAGTAAATTGATATGAAAAACCCCATGAAGGTGTTTCAGTATCTCTTGCAAGTTCAACTCTTTTAGTTAAACAATTCCAAAGATGTGATCTAAATAAACTATCTCTAACCTGTGTGTATCTTGCGTTGCAAAGTCTTGCGTTCTTAGAATCTTCTGTAAGTGTTAGGATTGTTGATGCACCAAGTTGGTTTAATGCTCCATTACAAATATCTACTACTGATGCCATATTACTTCCTTATAATATACTTGCGTCTAATTTGTCTATCTTTTTCTAACGCAAATATTTCTTCTGTTGTTCTACCTTCTTTTGTGTCAAAACCATAATGATTTTTACCATCATTTTTAAATCTATCTACTAATACATATCTGTAGACGTGATCTCCCTTTTTAAAATGTAATACTGTTTTTAATTCTTTTATTTGTTTCATGCACTTTAGGGGGTTTCCACTCTCGCTTTCACCCCCTAAAATTTTACTTATTACGCTTCGTGAGCTTCGATTTTAACTACTTTGTCTTCTTCCATTCTAGTCGCACCGAATGCAGCAGAATAGTAAACTTGAGTAGCGTAACCTTTGTCAGCTCTTTCATCGATTCTAGCAGTTGAATCTTTACCAACAGCTAAAGCGATACCATCTTGAACGTAAGCAATACAACCTCTTTTTGAAGTTGCAATAGGTAATCTGTTAGATACAACAAAGTTGAATCCTAAGAAACTATTTACATCTCCAGATGCAAGAGCCTTAACTGTATTGAAATCACTTGAAGTCACTTCAGTAGTTCCTAATAGATCTGTGATCTGTTTAGGAGATACAATGATGTGTCTCGGTAGTGATGGATCAACATCAGCAAGATCGATGATTTCTTTCGCTTGTCTTAATTTAGCGATAGTTAAACCAGCAGTTCCAGCTTCAGTTATGATTTGTGATCCAGGTAGTGCAACAGAAGTTCCACCAGCTACACCAGTATCAGAAGCAGCAGTTGCTGCAGTAATGATAGCGTCATCCATTGCTCTTCCCATAGCATAAGCAGCAGCTAATGCGTATGAAGAAGTAGGATCTACTAACATTCTTACTTTATCTAGATCATCGATAAGATCAGCAAACTCGTAGTCAGCTAATGATACTCTTCTTCTTGAGTGAGGAGTATCTGCTTGTGGAGTGTCGCTGTGTCTTACAGTTCTAGCAGTTGCAGTTACAGAACCAATTTGGTCAAAGAAAGCATTCTTTCCTGTAACAGATTCCATTCTAACTTTATCTCTAAGAATAGAACCCTTTTGTTGTGAAAGCATTTGGATGTTAGAACTATATTGTTCTACAAATGCTGTAGTTATTTGAGTTGACATATTATGTCTCCTTCATTGTTAAGTTATTATTAAAACAAAACAGAGACGTTCTCAGAAATTCTGGCTTCTCTTGGATTTAAAGTCTTTTAGACTACAAGTCTATTCCTTGTTGTCAGTAAGGTTCTTACGAATTGTCTTACTTTTCTTAGGCGAACTTTCATTCGCCATAGAAACCCATTTATAATATTCCTCACACTTTGGCAAGGGATTAGATTTAGTTAATTCAGATCCACTTTCTAAAACAGATCTTAGTATTTCTAATCTAAGTTCTTTATCTGAAATCATGTTACTCACCAGTTTTCATACTTCTTAAAGTAAATACTTGCTGTACGATTTTGTCATGATCTGGATGTGATTTATTCCAGTATGGACCATCTCTATCATTTACAAGAGAACTAATCTCAGAATCTAAATCTCTTCCAGAAGTTTGATTATCTTCTCCAGTACCAATCATTTTATCTTCTGACATAAGATTAGCAATGTTTGCAAAACCTTTTATGATTGTTGGATGATCTCCTAACCTTGTACCATCTTTTAATTGCATATCTAAAATTTCTGGAGACATATTTGCTTTTGCAACTGCTCCTGCTTTTTTAATGTTCTCATCAAAAGATCTACCCCACTCTTTACGAAGTTCAGCTTCTGCATTTGCTTGTGCAGTTTCAGTATCTATTCTTGCTTGTTGTGCAGTACCTTCCATAGAGTTTTTGTAATACTCTAATATACCTTGAGCCTGCTTGTTGTTTAAACCAAGTTGATGTGCATTCTCTGTAAAAGATTTAATTGCACCTTCATCAATTTGTGTTAATTCAGAATTGATTTCCAATTTATATTTATCTGGAGATTCTGGTCTACCTAATTTATCGTATACTTCACTCCATTGATCATCTGTTGAGTTTTGATTTGGTACTGCAACTTTATCTTGACCAATCATTCTAGTTGCGTTGATATAGCTTTTAGCTAACGCATCTAGTTCAGTAAACTTAGCAATGTTTGGATCGTCTCTAAATTCTTCTGAGATTGCTTCTTTCCAAGATTTAGCAACAGTTGGTTGTTCAGTTGTTGAAGATACTAATGTAGCTTCTGTTTGTGGAGCATCTGTAGTTGGTTGTGTTGTCTCTGCTACAGGCTCAGTAGTTTGAGTTGTCTGTTCTTCTGACATAGTTATTTATCCTTTTCCTTTTGAAGCATTTGTTTAATAAATAGAAGGATGCTTCGTTGACCCTCTTGGTATGCACTTTCATGACTATCACCTTTTACATTAGTTGATGTATGATAATGACATCTTTTTTCTAGATCAGATAAAACTTGTTTACCTTCATCTGTTGAAAAAACTTGTTGATAATTTTCTCTTAATTGTTTTATATAAGCCTGTACTGCTTTCTCATCTTGCATATCTATCCTTTACTTTTTTTTATTATTCTTCAACTGCAGCATTAGCTAATGCCTTTGCTTCTTCTGGTAATGCTTTTGCCATTGGTGCTGCACTACCTGCAGCTTCTGCTAGTTGTTGTGCTTGTTGCATTTGTTGCATTTGTTCTTGTTGTTGTTGAGCTGCTTGTCTTTCAGCTTGAACTTGGTTTTCAGTTTTTAAAACTTTTTGTGGAACTCCAACAATATCCATTAAGTGTTTAACAAGTTTATCCATATTCATGTGATCGAATACTGGAGCAACATTTGCTAATGAACCCATAATTTCTATACCTCTCATGATAGATTGTAACTCTGCAGATTTTTGTGCTTTAGCTAGTGGAGATACATATTCAATTTCTATATCTTGACCAGATAAAAATTCTGGAGCTGGTCTAAATAAATTTTTTCTAAGTAGTAATGCGAATGCTCTATCGATTAATGGTTTTAATAATTCAGATTGAAGTCTACCAAGAACTGGACCAAGTAATCTCATCTTCTCTTCATTACGTTGGATAACTTCTGTTGCTGTCATTTGTGGACCACTCTGCATCATTAATTGATTTACATAAAAAGCATTTCTAATTGAATCTCTTCTTTGCTCTTCCATGTTTAAACCTAGTGGAGTATTTGCTCCAATGTTTAATGGTTCAATTCTATCTCTAGTACCAGATCTGTAAAAGTTTAATCCACCTGGAACAGTTCTTACTGGTAAAATAAATCCATCATCTGGAACAAGTAAAGGTGGGTCAACTTGTTTTTGTGCAGACTTGATTGTAGTCTTAGACATTTCATTTAGCATCTTAACGTCTGGCAAAGCTGTCATTGCTGGAGATCTACCATAAATTTCGTGTGATGCTTTTAAGTATCTTGGAACTACAAAAGGAAACTCTCTAAATCCAGATACAGATAATTCATCTCCTGTTCCTGCTTCTAAGTAAACAGATTCAAAAGGCATATTCTCTTTGTCTTGTTTTCTAGGATCAAAGTCTGATCTTGGATATACTGCGTGAAGTATTTCAATTTCTTCGTATGGATCTTTTCTATTTACAGTTACAATATTATCAGAAACATTAGCACCAAATTTTTGTATTGCAGATCTAGCTGTTAATGTAAACTTTCTAAAGATAGTATCAATTCTACCTTTATCATTTTCAGAAATATAAACTTCATTGATATGTCTTGTAGAAAATTTTAATGTATCTTCTTCATCATCTTCAATAAACATTGCAGCAGTTCCAAATGTAATTAGATCATGATACAATTCAAATATTTCTTGTTGGAAGTTAGACTTGTTAATTGCATTGTACATAACTTCAGTAGCATCTTCTAACCATGCTTTAGCTTCATCGTTATCTGCAAACTCTCCACCTTTAAATCTTAATGAGAACCAAGTTGTAGATGGATTAGTCAACATACCATGTAGTGATGCTGCTAATAATTCTACTGCTTGTAATGGTGATGAATCAAAAATAAGTTCTGTTCTTTTATCACCTTTAGATCTTGTTTTAGTTACATCAGCTTTTCTTGGTTGCATATAGTCTGCAACTTCTTGCCAATGACTTTCCCAGTTTTGTCTGTTTGATTTTAAACGATCAAATCTTTTTAATAATTTTTTTGCTAAATCTGTTTGCATGTTATCCTAATAAACTTTTCTCACTTAAAGTTAAACCTTCATTTGTAACACCTTGTGGGGATGTTGCGATCAACGTACCTCTTCCTACACCTTTTCTTTTTTTTCTAATTAAATCACTTGCTTTTGCTCTTGCTTCTTCTGCTGTCATTACTGGTTCAGCAACTTCAATAGATTTTGGTGCTTCTACTGGCATAGTTGTTGCAACAAGTGGTGCTTGTACTACTTGATTACCATTTCCTTCTTGAATTACTGTACCATAGCCATCTGTTTTATTGTCTCTTCTAGTTGTTATGTATTTGCTATATATTTGATTTTGTTTTTCTATAGATAAATTTTCAAATTGTTTTTTATTAACTCCAAAATTTTTTAAACCTCTTGGATCAGTAAGAACTCTGTCTGTAAAAAACTTTCTAGTTTTTCTAGAATTTTCTTCTAATTTTGGAGATAAGGCTTTTAATAATGCTGCACCTGGAAGAATTGCTGGAAGTTTATCTATTCTTCTTCTGGTAGTATATGCACCTTGTTCTTTAAATGCTTCATTTTTATCTTGTTGAGTTTTTACAGCTCTTTCTTTGGGATCTTTTATATTTCTATTCATTAAACCAATTTCTCTTGAAGAAGAATAAGTTTTATTATTTCCTCCTCCTGGACCACTAGTTGCTTTATTTGCACCCATAATTAATTTCCAAATGTTAATGAAGATTTAGTTTCAGATTTAACTTCTGCTTTTACTTCTTGTTTAGTATTTGAACCTACTGCATTCTGCATATCGTTCATGTTATTAAATTTTGGTTCTGCTTGTTTCTTTGCAGGTTTCATTTTCTTAATAGCTTTTTTAATTTTATCTAACATAGTATTATCCTAATAAAGTTTTCTCTTCCACGTCAGCTTCTTCCAAAGGAATTAGTGGAGAGGTTTTTTGTGTTGATTTTTTTCCTCTTCTTCGTCTTTCTTTAGCTGCAAACTCTGCATCTAATTTTGCTTGTTCTTCTGCAGACAACTCATCTGAAGGTGCAGGTGGTAAAGGTTGCACAGGTGGCAGAGTAGGTGTCTTTGGTTTAAATATTGATCCCATAATTAAATAATCCTATAGTTATTATCTGCTACACTTTGTGGAGCATTTTGTCTAGTATTTAATTCTTGTAGACCAA